ATGTAAGGCCGCAACAATGCCTCGGCGGTTTGCATGCCCACCGATTTGGCGCCGACCGACTTCAGCAACAGCGCATTCGGGTCGAAGAAGGAGACCATCGCCTCTTTGTGCCGAAGCTGTCGGATGCCTGAAGTCTGCGCCTGCTGATTCCTGATTCGCTCTTCCTGAATCAAGATCACACACGCCCGCTTGAGCGGTAGCGGCGCTTCATCGGGCAGCTTGTAGCCGCCGATGTAATGCACCACCGCTGGCTCTTGCCAGCTTCCGAACACGTCGATCTTGCCGGAATAGCCTTCAAGATCGTAACCGACATCGGGCAGCAGCAGCGTGCCGCCATTCCACGACACGCTGATGATCCCATCCGGGTCCTTGATCGGCCAATGCGAAAGATACAATCGCCCGTTGCCGATCTCGCGCCACGTCTCGATCACTTCCTCTTCGCCGAAGCCGAGCGTCGGCTTGCGATTACAGATATCAGCGCAGATCGCCGATGCAGACGAGATTTGCAACGTCAACTGCTCATCACGCGACGTGTCGGTCAGGGGAATGCCCGTCCATGTCTTGTACTCGTCGAGCGTCAGCAAGTCCTGCGATAGGGCTTCCGTCACGATTTTGATATCGCGATTGGCCATGTCAGCGCGTCTCGATCTGGAATTGCTCGAATAGCTCGCGCAATGACAGCGTCACTTCGCTGCCGTCCGACATCTTGGCAATGGCACCATAGTTCTGGCGATCGATCCGCCAAGAGAGAAGGCGCGGCGCATCGATGCCCTTCTCGCCTTTCGGGCCGATCAATCCGCGCTCGCCCGCCTGCCCGCGCTCGCCCGCGATTCCGCGCTTGCCTTGGCTCGCGATCAGTTGCCAATGCTCGCCCGGACAGGCGCCGGGATTGTCCTGCTTGGCAATGAACGTGCTGCCGTTGAGCGTGACCAGATCGAGCCGCTTGTACGGTGGATCGACTTTATCGCCATAGAGCCCGCGCGGATTGATCGAGACGCCGTCGCGGCCAGCGAGCGCGAGGCAAATCCAATCTGCAAGGGGATTATTATTTGCGCCCGCGCGTGGCTCGCGCCCGGTGTCCTTTGTCGCCTGCCAGAGCGCGCCCGCATGCGTGACGACAGCGCCTTCATAATGGATGGCGTCAGTCCATGCCTTGACGATCGGCAGCTTGCCGGGCGGACCCTCGGGACCGCGCGGCCCTTCAGGTCCCGTGATCGACTGACCCGGATCGCCCTTGTCGCCCTTGATCGAGAGCCCATCGTCGCCTTTTGGTCCGGGATCACCCTTGATCGACAGACCCGGTTCTCCGGGTGGTCCCTGCGGCCCTTGCGGGCCGACGCGCGTCTCGCCAGGATCGCCCCTGTCGCCTTTTGGTCCGGGGTCACCCTTGACCGACAGGCCGGGCTCTCCGCGGGGTCCTTGTGGACCTTCGGGACCGACGATGGTCTCGCCGGGATCGCCCCTGTCGCCTTTTGGTCCGGGATCGCCCTTGACCGACAGGCCGGGCTCTCCGGGCGGCCCCTGCGGCCCTTCCGGCCCTGGAGGCCCCCTAACAGCCTCACCGGAATCGCCCTTGTCGCCCTTTGGGCCGGGCGGCCCTTCCGGTCCCGCAACCGTCTCACCTTGTGGTCCCGCAGGCCCTACAGGCCCGACCGCACCGGGAGCGCCTTCGCGACCTTGCGGACCTTCAGGCCCAATGATGGTCTCGCCGGGCAGCCCGCGCTCGCCCTGTGGACCCGCGGCGCCGGGCAATCCCCTTTCGCCTTGCAGGCCGGGACTGCCCTGTGGGCCGGGCCGTCCCTCCAGTCCGCGCTCGCCGCGGTCGCCCTTCTCTCCGCGTGCGCCGATTGCGCCGGGAGCGCCATCGCGTAGCTCTGCCAAGCGCACGCCCATCATGCGCTCGACGTTGGCGCGCATCTCGGTCATCTGCGCGCACTGCGCTGCGTACTCGGCCTTCATCTCGATCTTGGCCGCGCGCATCTCGCTGACCATGACCTCGATCTGTGCGTTGAACAGCGCGCGATCTTGCTTCAGCTTCTCTCGCTCTTCGGCCAGCAATTGCCCGAGCGTTTCGCGCCAGACATCAAGAATAAAGTTTTCCGAGTCTTGCGGCGACGGCTCGGACCCGTTGGACTTCGCGCTGGATGTCATGGCTATAGTCCTTTGGCAGCGGCTTGGGCGGTTGCTCTTCCTTCGGCGCAGGCTGCGCAGCCGCGGACGGTGGCGCACCAGGGCCGGGCGCGGCAGGGATTGCACCGGCAGCAGAAAGTGGGACCACTTGTTGCTGCACACGGGGCTCGCCGCCGAATTTTACGTCTCCATAGCCCTCGCTATTCCTCGCCTCATTGGGTGCGAGAATGCCGCCCTGGACCGCGCGCGCGAGCGCTTCGATGCGATCCTTGAACATGCTGCGCAGCAATGCGGCAGTATCAAATTCCAAATATTCGTCGGGCACACCTTTGAGAACAAACAGCCTGCCAAACGCTTCTTCCAGATGATTCAGCGCGAAGCCTAAGCCGGTCGAAATCCACAACTGCATGAGCGCTTCGGTCGAACCGCCGGGCGATCCAGCGAGTCCGAGCAGTTGCAGCGGAATACGAAATGCCAGCGCAATATGCGACTCGGAAATCTTCATCATTTCCGCGATCTGCGCGTCGCGTCCGCCAACCGTCCACGGCTGCACCTTCAAGCCAGCGGTGAGGATCGGCACCTTCCCTTGATTGAGCCCGCGCGATTGCTCGTCCCATCTGCTGCGCAGGAAATCCACCTGATCCTTGTCTAGCTGGAGATCGGTCGAGAGGATCGCGCTCGGGCGCGCTTGGTTCTTGTAGAAATTGATCTGTTGCTGCGTGATCGCATCGCCCGTGGTGATATCACCGATTGCCGCGAGCAGTGGCGACTCGCCCATGAGTGGATAGGGGAAGCGCCGGTCGGCGGCCAAGCGAACATGCAGCACGTCGCGCTGCGGAACGATCAGAGCCGAGCCTTGCTGCTGGACGATCTGGTTCTCAACGATCGCATTGCCGTGCAGATAGTAAAAGATTTCGCCGTTGTATGCGAGTTGCGCGCGGCATTGGCGGCTGTCGAACGGATGAAGCTCGTTGATTTCGTAGCGATCATTGCGCAACGCCAGAGCATAGGCGTTGCCCTCCAGAAAAAGATCGCGGACGATATTGAGCACAAAATCCGAGTTCGATTGATACTCGTTCGGCTTGCGCAGGATGCGCGACAGCGCCGAATTGGTGACGCGCTCGCGTCCACCATCCTCCTGCGTGCGCCAATGATCGCCCGGCAGCATCGCGATGGTCTGCGCGTACGATGACACGCAAGCTTCCACCATCGCAGAGCGCCAACTTGGCGCTGGAATGTATCCCTGTTGCCACCAATTGTCGGCGGCACCATCGGCCAACCAGCCTCCCGTAAACGGAAGGTAATACGGCCCCGCCCTCGGGTCGCCCTCAACGGCGCGGAGGACCGTACGAATACCTCGCGCAACAAGGTCGCGTGCGCCCATCCGCCAAACTCTTGCATGAATGAAAAAAGGGAGTCCCGGCTAGTAGCGGAGCAGCAATGCCAGGACTCCGAAGTTCGGGAAGGACTTCAGCTTGTGCTTGACGGACGCGGCGGCGTCGGACGCGGCGCAGAGTGGCCGCTTTGCTGGCCGCTCACCGCCCGAGTCTGATAGCTGCCCGGCTTGGCAGCCTCCAGTTGCCGTTCGCGGGCACGGCTCCAATCATACGGATCAGGCCCGCTGCCATCGTCCTCGTGCTCGGTGATATGAGCACCATGCGCCGCAAGATCGACCTCCTCTTGAGTCGGGGTAGGCTTGCCCTTCATGCGCTCGGCAAACTGCTGCCGCGACACCTCGGTCAACTCACGATCCCGCTCCAGTTCCTTGCGGGCGCGTTCCACGCTTTCGTTCTCTGCCATTGCAGTTACTCCTTTGGAGGGTGGGAACAAGCACGGGCGAGATCGCTTTCACCCGTGCTTTGATTCCTGTTTTACCACGTAATGTTCTGCGTCCAGGCGATAGTCCCAGAGCGCCGCTGTACCCAATTCATTGGGAGGATCATACGAAGCGCAAGGCTATCAGTCTGGAATAGCGACCTTTGCGGAGACGCGACCGTTCCGGGCGAACCACTAACTAGGTCCGCGGGGGCGGTATCCTCCATGTGCAGGGTGGCCTGATCGCTCAGTTCGAACCTAGGTCCATCGCCGCCAACCGAGACAAAATCCGCGGCATCGATCAGGATCACAGTCTTGCTCGGGACAGTGCCTGAGTCAATGATCGGGATATTGTTCAACTGCCCGGCCGCGATCTGCCCAGCGAACGGGAAGATGCCGGTGTTGGCCGCAGTGACCAACGACGCAGACAGCATATCCCCAGGATTCATCAGCCAAACTGGGCTTCTGAGATTCCCGTAAGTGGCGGTCACCAGAGCGCCGACGAGCGCCTTGATGTCGCCGACCACCGCCGCAATGCCGCCGCCAGCGGTCGCCGTCGTCGCCGCCACACCGTTGAGCAGACCGGGTGGACGGATCGCAGTCGAAGGGTTGGCATCGAGAAGGACGCTGTCAACCGCAACCGCGGTATCGGTTTGGATCGCCTCACGCAATACCCCTTCAATAGCGGGTATTGAATGCTCGTCCATCTCCTTTGTCCACGTGGAGATGACCGCCATCTTCTTCGGGACAAGTGTTTGCGAGGTAAACGCACCTTGCCTGACTGGAATCGCCTGACCTTCCCCGACGAATGAGCCAGCTATCGTCGGAGTTCTGCTACGGGTCGGGATAACGATCTTGCCAGCCCGGCCAAAGGTAAGCGTAAGCCCTTTCGCCGCAAGCCGGGCATAAATCGACCTGGGCATCAGCAGCGGCATCAGATCAGTGTAAATCTGCTGCGCGAGTTCCTGCGCCCAACCCACGACCGTCGTCATCGCGGGGGCCGAAGCGGCACGCATGACGATGTCGCAAGCGACCTTGGTCGCCTCGTCTTCGCCATAGATCGCCTGCCGTGTCTCTTCCGCGGACTTCTTCCACATCTTCGACACGTAGGTGACCGTTCCCGCCCGCACGAGATATTCGAGCAGATCGAGTTCCTTCTTCGGCTTCGCAATCACATACGGCGCCGCATGGCCATTGCCGCCATTCGGCTGCCGCTGATCGTGAATCACCGTCAGCGCGCGGCTGCCATTGCTGCCGTTGCTGCCGTTGGCCACGCTCTTCGCCAACACCTTCTCCGAATCCATCAGCGCAGAGAGCGTTTTCTCTTTTTGCATGATGGTCGCGTTGAGCGTGTTGGTCGTCTCGACATCGGTGTCACTCACGTTGGAATTGTCCATCTTTTCGAGATGGGCCTCCAGCGCGTCCCGGCCTGCGACAATCTCGGTCTGCAAGTCGGCAATTCTCTGAGCCAGCGACATGACGCTGCCTCCATTCTTCGGGGGTGTTTTGGCTTGCCCGCCATGGAAACTGCGCCGCACGGTGGTCTCGTCTCTATTGGCTTGCCCGCCGAAGACGAGATCGATTGTCGCAGGACTGATCCGCAAAGACTTGGCGACCGCCAAGCTTCCGGGATTTGCTGGGATCGCTACCAAGCTCGTCTCAACGAGTTCGCTCTTGGTGTAAATCAAGCCGCTCTGGAGTCCTTTCTCCATTCGCGGTTTTTGCTCCAGCGATCGAAAGCCGACCGACACGGCACGAAGGATGCCCGCCTCGATCAGCTTGCGAATTTCATCGATGCGCTCCGATGTGCCCGCAGGCGCCATCTTGAGCTTGCCCCGCAGCGCCCCATTCTCGACGTGCAGGTTCTCCCACTTGCCAACCAGAAATTTCGGGTCGTG